AGTGGTAGGAAATACACTCTCCAATGCCTCCTCAACCCCCTGACACAGAAACTTCATCTGCAAGTAGAGGTCCCAGTCACTGGACACAGTGTTGCGTGTCTTAGTACGCTCCCGCTTCGGGTTGACCACGTTCTTAGGCGGTTCAACACTCATCAGGTCTCCCATCAGCTCCCCCATGCTCGAAGCTAGGTAGGTCGAGAACTTGGTCCCCTTGCTCCCCTCCAGCCTAGTTCCAGTCGATGCCCCGTTAGCAAGCCACTTGGAGGGAGAGACAAGAAACTCTCTCACCCCAAGCTGCTTCTTGAAGACAAACAACTTACGCCCCACTTCCCGTAACCCCTCCTCCACCACCTTGCGCGTGTCGGACCCGGGAGCATCCCCAGGCTTGGGCGTCTCGACCCAGCTTTCTATCTGGGCAGAGAAATCCGCGCCGTGAACTGGGGGGGCACCGAAGCTGGCTTCGTACCCAACCAGATCCATCCAGATGTCAGGCCACAACACCTCCCCCCACTTCTTGGCCACCTCAGACAACTCCTTGAACAACCCTACCAACCACCCATTGGAAATCTCATCGAATCGAAGGGACATCAGGAGCTCCGTCACTCTCCCTCTGTTCCGAAGAAACCCACGCTCTGAGAGCTGAGTTCCTAGCTGCTTCTTAGCCTCACCCGACCCGATTGGGAACGAGCTCCAGACCTCCTTCTTAGGCCTGTACTTCTGCTGCAGCCCGGTGAACCATTCGTCACTCCAGTCGGCCTTCTCGATCTTCATCCCTCCACTGGACACCTCAGTGATCTTCCCATTTCCTATGGCATCTAGAATCTTTGCTACACACCGGCGATACGACTGCCACTCACGCCCGGCGACATCCGGAGAGGGCAGGATCTCTCCTGCCCCCTCAACGTCGCGTAGCGTGCGATAGAGTGAATCGCGCGATGTGTCACCACCGGTGTAAGTGGTGAAAGACCGCAGCCAAGCCCTACGAGCATCAGCGAAATATACGATCGAGCCCGCGCCGTGCCGAGCTCGTTGGTACTGGGATCGATCGAGCCGCCGAAGCCCGGATTGTCAGAGGCGTACACACGTTGACGAGACAGTGGGACGCATGAGACGACCTGCGCAGAGGCAGATCGATGAGTGTGTCATACAGACGGTCGCGGATGTTCGTCGCGTAAGGGACAGTCCCCATAGTTCGTGAGTACGTGGTGAGCGCTCCGTGACGGGCACTCGTCTGGAGTGCTGTATCAAACGTCGCTGCCCAGTAACTTCCAACAGAGAAGCCCCCACCGGCAAACCGCGGCCCCAGCCTCTGCCCAGACGATGAAATCACCAAGTAGGGGGGGTTAGCAGCGTCCTCAACCCCAGTACCACCACGCGTCGCGAAGATAGGCCTCCCGAGAGAGCCACCAGCTACAGACACGACGTGCCCATGAGTCAACTGCTCCGATCCGTCGATTGTCGGATCGATCGCCTCTGAACTTGAGAGGTCTGGGATGGTCGCGCTCGGCAGATACTCAAGTCCGTCCCCTACCAGCGTCGACCAAACGTAGGGCGGGATCCGTTCTGGTGACTCGCCCGCACCAGTGGTACGCCGCAGCCTCGTCCAGAGCGTAGACCCAAGCGCAGTCTGGGCAGGTTGTCGGGAGTGAAAGCGAACGGTCGCGGACCACGCACCGGAGAACTTGTCTTCGAAAGCTTGCATCAGCTCCTTCTCCAACGCGTACACCTGAGTCTGGAGGACAGCTGGACCAAACTGTCCCTGACCGATGTCCCGGAAGCCGACCCCACAGATATAGAGTAGGTGGTCCCCGCCGGCATGAGCTACATCTCGATCCATGAACGCGGTCTGCAGCAACGAGACCTTCTTGCAAGCCAACCGGATCCCATCGGGCGAGTTGCGCTCGTACAGCGCCACTGTCCCAGGGTGTTTGATGATCCCCTGGTTCTCGACGTAGTAGAGCGTCAGCGGACTCAGGGTACCGAGCGTCACCTCTGTCCTTGCAGAATGCTGGAGAACAGAGTTGAGGCCTGTCCTGCGTTTCACAAGCGCCCTCGC